CCAGCAAAACGGGGATGTGATTGTCACTTGCACGATTACGCATGAGGACGGTTATTCAGAATCAACGTCCCTGTCGGCACCAGCAGACACTTCCGGTACGAAAAATGCTATTCAGAGCATCGGTAGCACCATGACGTATTTGCAAAAATACACTTTAATGGCGATCACCGGATTGGCCGCTTCCTCCGATCAGGACGATGACGGTAACTCTGCTGGCGAACCACCGGCTCCGCTTTCATCTGAGCAGATAAAAGCAATAGCGAAGATTATTTCAGACAAGGAAATCGATACCAACAAATTTCTTGACTACATGAAATATGACAGTGTGGATGAAATTTTGGCATCTGATTATAAAAAAGCCCTAAAGGCTTTAGCCGGGGCCAAGGGAGAGAAAGCCAATGCCTGAAATAATAAGATCATGCGATCAGAACAGCGACGAGTGGTTTTCCCTGCGCCTTGCGTCCATTGGCGGGACTGCAATAAATTACATTGCGCCCAAGGGCAAGGGCTATAAAGACACGCTTTACAAGCTGGCCGGCGAAATGCTTACGGGCGTTAAAACACCATCAAACACCTTCCGTGATGCCGACCGAGGCCACCTTTATGAACCCGATGCTCGGCAGCTATACGATATGCACACCGGCAATGTGGTTGAGCAAATAGCCTTAATTAAAGGTCAACCGCACCAGCATATTTCACCTGATGGCTTAATAGGCGATGATGGGTTGTTGGAAATAAAGGTACGCTACGCTCACACCTGGCTGCCGCTCGCAGAGGGTGGCTTAGAGCCAATCGCGGATCGTCGGCAACGGCAATGGGGATTGTATGTGTCAGAAAGGGATTGGTACGATTCGGTTAATTACTGCCCGGAGCTGGCCGAAGCCGGTAAAGAATCCATGATTATTAAACGGGTTGAGCGTGATGATGAAATGATTCAAGAGCTAAAAAAAATTGCCGGTGTTTTTATTGTTGAAATGAAAGCAATGGTTAAACGATATGAAAGCTAAACCGTCGGAGTCCGAAAAGAGCAATCTCTCGGGGGCCTACTTCCGCCTTTGCAGCTCCGGCGGTATTCTATTGGAAAAAAATAGAGGAGATACCTTGATCTATAACATCAATCCTGTCGCAAAACCGAGAATGACACAATCAGATCGTTGGAATAAGCGTCGCTGTGTAACAAAGTATTGGGATTTTAAAGATAAATGCACAGCACTTAAAATGAAAATACCGACAAGCGACGCTAAAATATGTTTTTGGATTCAAATGCCTAAATCATGGAGTAAAAAGAAAAAATCTTTTTATGTCGGTCAAGCACATCTGCAAAAACCAGATTTATCAAATTTATTAAAGGCCGTTGAGGATGCCTGTTATGTAAATGATTCAATTATCTGGCACTATGCCGAATTAAAAAAAAGATGGGCCTATAAAGGGGCAATAGAAATAACGGTATGTGATTTGCATAGTGATTGTCAGAAGGTAAACGATAAAAAGCCTTGACAAAGGATATTATAGGGGGGATAATGAAGACACTCAAAACCTATGTGTATATTGCCGTAACTGTCGGCATATTAATCATGGCTGGTTGGATTATAAAACTGGAATATCAACGGGTAATAGCGATTGAATTAATTATTGAACAGCTGGAAAACATATCCAGGGGCGGTTAAACTATAACTCACCAAACCAACTCTACGAAACTATAACCGACTATCAAGAACTCGTTGACGAAATGTTAACCGAATTAGCTAAAACGCGAATGGGCGGCGAATGGCCGCATTTTAAAACAAAGGAGCATAGCCATGACACTTAGAAAAGTTACTTACCTCACAATCGCAATCGGTATTTGTTTGTTTTTCTGGATTTGGTTACTAAACTGCGCTATGGCGGAAACCCCACCCCCATGCCCTCCATGTGATTCGTGCTGTCCTGATCCACCGCCCTGTGATGATTGTCCGGACCCCAAACCTTGTCCGGACCCCAAGCCTTGTCCGAAATGTCCTACTTGTGAAGATTGCGAGGATTGTGAAAAATGCGAGGATAAGAAATGTCCGAAATGTCCTTCTGTTAGTGGTGGTACACTCTGCTGTGAAATCAACATAGACCTCTACTTGGATGGTACTTATCAGGACACTTGGTTGTGGTGCGAAGTGCCGAATGTCGGTGAACAAATTCTTTTTCACGCTAATTCACTCGAAGCCACAGTAGTTAAAGTCGAGTGGGAATCAACACCACAAAATGTCAACGTCTACTGCGAAGCTGGCGTGGTTGCTTCTCTAATATATAAAGGTAAAGTGGCTGCCGCTGGTTTACAGGATGGATGCTTTATAGAATCAATAAAATGAGGAGTAACTCATGGGAATGTGGAGCGCATTTAAAAAATCGTGGAACGACCAACTGGCTATGTACGGGTATCCTACCAACACCGGAACCGGCAACGGCAACCCATCAGAATCGGAGTCGGTTAAATCAGTAAAGTCAACCAGAATGGGTTCTGTTTCAGCTGAAGAACTGTGGGCCGAGTGGAGCGCATTTAAAAAATCGTGGGAACCCATTTATCGCAAATTCAGACAGAGGATGCACCGTGATCCATACTCAATGCAGGAGTTGAGGGATTGGTGGGAGCAGTATTAATATGAAAACATGGCATTGGTTTTTAATAGCGAAGGTTTTGGAAGTGGGGAGTGCGTTTGTTAGTTACTGGCTAATGTGCTTGTTTTATTCGTGGTGGCCGTTTGCTGGGCACTATTCGTTTTGGGGGGGTGGGATTATTACGCTTGGAATTATAGCCGGTATAATTGCAGTCGGTATCGTGGTATGGATGTTCATATATATTAACTGGCAATGGGCCAAAAACAAAGGAGAAAAGGAATGAAATGGATTGCAGTAATTGTAACAATGTTATTTGTGGGCGGCGCATGGGCGCAGGATGAACCTGTAGAATCAATCGATTTCGAGGGCGGCAGTTACACCATCAACGAAAACATCATGGTTGCCAGCATGGAGATCCCCCTGGTAACTGGCCGGCTGGATAAATACGGAAACGTGATTTTATCCAAAAACAGGGAGCGGCAGTTTAATACACCCAAAGAGATTGCCACCGACAAGGGCGAAGAAATTTACACCCGGCTGATGGCGATCAAGTCTGATAAAGGGTTGTATGCTTTGAATGTCGTGGTTTTGAATTACAGTTTTGTTACAATAATGAAATACCCCACTACCGAATGGATTGATTACCTGGATGAAATCGTAGGTATTTTGGAAAGCGTGAATAAATAATGCCGTTAATCACCGAAAAAGAAGCCGCCCCGATCCTGGCTGTATCTCTATCCACAATCAGGAAGTGGCGGCTTAAAAAAGAAGGCCCGAGTTATTACAAAATCGGTAGGAAAGTTTTGTATGATCTCGACGAGCTGAACGAGTTTATCAAGGATTCAAAAATTAACCTAAAAAACACTTCTTGATTGCTCAACGGCTCGTTCCGCCAGGCGGTTCATCTGCTTTTGAATCCTATCGATTCTTTGCCGTTTTTCCGCCCGGCTTAAATCCTTATCATTGTAAATAATCTTAATTCGTTTCCGGTGCTTGCTTAACTGGCGCTGGATTTTGTTGTATTGGGTTCGATATTTTAACTGCCCGGAGTATTCTTTTTGCAATTCCTGGCCTTTTTCTGTGCCCCTGTATTTGCGAATATCGCCCCATGTTTTAGTTAGCTCGTTAAGGTTATCATAAAACTGAGTCATGTATTTAGAATGTCTGCCGCTGCCCTCCCGGGCGAAAGTCTTAACCGGTTCCCACTCGAACCAGTTTTTCTTGGGTGGTTTTGCGCCGCCAATACCCATTTTAACAATTCCATCCGTGCCGGCCAGGATTGAAGATCCCAGCCACCCGGTATAAGCTCTTACCATATGCTGTATCTGCACAGGAGACAGGGTTACGGTTTCAGGCGTGATTGCAGACATTACCCGGCTGGCGCCCTTGGCGGTTTCGCTCGTCCATGGTTGAAACCTTTCCGGTTTGGTTAGGTACTGCATCCCCAGGCTTTCGATGTTTCTGCCCGTAAACATATTCTTGTTGGCGTAAACCTCGATGATGGGTTTCACAGCTTGCGGAATAGGATTAAAGCTGAACGTATCCGCCAGGGTATGAATTACCTCAGATTTCAGATCCTTGATTTTAGCGTTCTGATCCACAAATTGTTCTGTCATGCGCTCGGCCATGTATGCGATTGCACCCACTTCAAACGGTCTTGGTATGCGATACATCTTATCCGAGCCAGGTATTTTAAACAAATGGTATGTTCGTTTTTCCCAATCTTCGCTTTCCTTGAAATCGTCATCGTCCTTCATGGCCAGGTATAGCAGAGTCGCTGCCAAAGCGTATGTGCTGGTAACTGCGAAAAACTGTCTTTGCTGTTTCGAGTCCCGCCATTCCCTCGTCATGCCGGCGGATCGATACATTTTATCAAGTCCCTGTAAACGAGCGTTTAAGAAAGGCACGGTTTGAGCAATAAACCTGATCGCGGAGAAACTTCCCGTTCGGGCAAAATCAAGCTGATCCCGGGCGTTAAAGTTAGCTTCGAGTAAAGTCTTTCCAGCCGCCAGGTCTCTTTCATACCCGGCCACCCGGTTTACATTTTCCAGACGGGCACCGAAATCCTGGTAGGCTTTCCAGATTTTAGCAAACTTGTTTTTCGTGTTCAGGATCGTGCTTTCATCTATGCCGCTGGCAACCATGCGCTTTATCGCGTCTGGATCCGAGCCGTGAATATAACCAGACTCCCCGAAAGCACCGCCGCCGACCTCCATTTGAGTTGTGCCGGTTCTAAAACCCGTAAACACGTTTGACAACATCCAGGGACTTGCGGTTGTTACCGCTGCGGCATGAATTGTGTCTCTTAAAAGGTTGCGGATTTTAAACCCTGGCGATGCGGTTACGCCTATCGTTAGGGCCCGTTTAAACGATCTGAAAACCTTTATGGCCCTGGTGTTCATGCCTTCGTAGTTCAAGGAAAGCAGAGAATCCAAAACAAGGGATCCATCCAGGTCGTCGTTAATTTCAAACCATCGTTCCTTGCCGTTTTGTCGAATGTAAACCGCGTCCTTACTCTTGGCTTTTTTCATCACTTCCCGGGCGATGCCCATTCTCACCGCGGCCCTGAGTGCTCTTGTGCCGGCTTGATTTCTTAACCCAGCGCTAATTATGTGATCCCAATTCATTAAAACATTGGTTAGGGGATCCTCAATTTGCGATTTACCGCCTTTGAGTCTCTTATATGCTTGCTGACCGGTTAAAGACCCTATATTCGCCGGGCCTTTTGCGCCGCTGTCTTCCAGCATCCTGTAAAACGGCACATACCATCCTTCTATTTTCCACTTTGCGGCTTCCGCTTTGTTTATCAGCCCTGTTTTAACACCGATATTAACCACAGCGTCCCCAAGATTTTCAAACTCTCTGCGTACCTGAGTGTAAACCTGTTGCCTGTTTCGACCATCAGCCATAGCACCTTGATCCAGGGTTTTCCCGGCTGTGATTTGAGCGTCGCTGAAAAGGTTTTCCCGGTTTTCTCTTTTTAACCTGGCGGCTCGATGAGCGGATATATGAGCCAGGAATCTCTTGATCTCGTCACCGGCACCCAGAGTTTTGAATATCTCATGCAAGCCTTTTGTGTTTTCGCGTACCCCTACCGCCCCGGATGAATCCAGAAAGGGTGTGCCGGTGTTTATTGCGGCCATTAAAACACCGGTATGCGATTTGGTTAAGTGCGCCATCATCCAGGCTTGTTTGTCTTTCAGGATTCTCGTAAACGAGTCATACTGATCGACCATGCCTTGTCGAAATTTGGCGCCTACTCGAACTTTTGCCGCATCGTATTTTTGACGAATGGTTTCTTTTGGTCTGTCACCGAATCCACCTTTATCTATAAAGGCTTGCTGCTCTGGGGTGTCTGCTATTTGGTATCGCTTGTGGCTTTCGGGTGACTTTGTTACGTCGTGGGGGCCGCCTTGAAAGGCTTCAACTTGATATTGCGGCATCCCCTCACCCATAGCTTTGGCTTGCATCTTGTCGGTTATGGGGAGGGACCAGACTGATCTTCGCTCTTCGCCTAAATGTTGATAGATAAATTCGTCTAATAATTTAGGGTCTATATTTTCCAGTTCAGACAAGCCGTGTTCTTTTTGGTATCGTTTTATCCATTTTGTGGCTTCTTTTGCCCCAATATTGTTAAATGTTTTTCGTTCTCCCGTGGGTATCTCCGCTTCCCCGACCTTCGCATACCCCCACGTTTTTTTATTAAAGAATTTGTTGGCTTCGTTCGGCAAAATACCATCGTATATATTCTCAAACGATTCCTTGCGTGGAAACGACAC